TGCTTTGAAACAAAGGCTAAATAAACCCAATCATCCGGTAAGTGAGAATTAGACTTGTCGCACCCGTCTGGACCTATCCTATCCCATAATTCATCATCTGTTAATTCAGTGGCATCCCATGAGGAAATAGGAATTAATGATAAGTCACTCATGTTTGCGTACCTACCTTTACCCATCCCGTGTTACCGCCATCAGTGGTTTTAATCCATAGATCGCCGGTGCTATCTTGACTAAGCTGTGTTTTGTCACCCTCTAGAAGCCCATTAGGATTGGCGGCGTCAATCAAAACAACACGGCTAAAATTAAGCCTGTTGACCAATTCATCTAGATAGCGACCAAAATCTATAGAAATTTGCCCATTATCCGCAAACTTGGCGAAGCTAGGGAATTGCGCATAGTCTTCGTTGTATTTAGTCATTAGTCACCTCGCCAAAAGCATAGGGAGCAACAAGCGTATAGGGCGTGCTTCCATCAGAGCCGCTATAAGTGAACTTGAACTGTTTGGTATTTCTTGAATAGCCCAACCTACGCCATTCTAAATACTCTGGTTCGCCCTGTAGCTGGCTTATTTCAATTGCTCCTTGGCTCACATAATTAGATAGATCGTCAGTCTGTGACAACTCAACTGTGCCATCTAATTGAAATGCGCTAATACCTACAGAATTAATTGATACCGTACTATTTGTGTTAGATATGGGGGCTGTTGTTATCTCGTATTCGTTAAAGTCGCCTTGATCGCTTACGTCCTCAAAATCCCCTTTAAACCCTTCCGCCCTGCCAACGTAAGTCCGTTCCCCATTCTTTATAGTTATTTCGGCCTCTGGGCCAATTAAAAAATATCCATCCGCAACACCAAATAGTTTGGCCGTGACGCCATCAATAGGCCAATACATTTTACTGCCTTCGTTTTCGTTTGCGCTTTTTGACGATCTTTGGTGCCATAATCCTGTTGTAAAATCATAAGCGTATGTCTCGCCGTTATTATCTAGAGCTGGGCTATCATCGGATGGAAAGTTTACAGCTAAATACTGCTTGTTACGGTCGATATATTGAGACAGATAAACATTTCCATTAATAGGAATTTCTGCTAATCGCCTATCGATAAAATTATCTGATATTTTACCTGTTTTTAGTGTGTTAATGGATGTTGCGCCAGTTTTTGAACTAGCAATAATGCCCACATCATCTGACAGCAAACGATAACCACTGTATGAGAACGCCTGCCGGATACCATAATCTAATTCTTGTCCTTTCAACCGCTGGAAAGCAAAATTAACATTGCCGACATTTTGGTAAAAATATGTACTTTTATTTGTGGCGGCAACCAATTGTCCGCGATAAGAGAATAAAGACGTACCTATGGCGTTCTCGTCTATGTCTTGGAAATCTTCTAGCCTAATATCCTTTCCTTGGTTGACAGTTTTTAATGTACTGTGGAAAACTCTTGGCGATTCGCCAAACTCGCCCGCCGTAAGATACACTAAATAACCATCTAAATAGGTTACATCAATCGCCCCTTGTGAATTTGTTAATGTGCGGTAATTTGGCTCAATGACTCTAATTTTATCTAGCGTACCCTCTAAAAAACCCCCGTTAGCTGCTGGCCTTCCTGTCAGAGTCAAATAAAAATCTGTATTGTCACTGCCATCAGTCCTTACAATTGCTATGACTTCTCCATTATATGCCATCCTGTAAGTTTCAATAGAGCCATTAAATGACTGCAATTGAGTTGTAGTACCAGTCTGATAAATAGGCCGTAGTGTTAACTGTAGTGTTTGAAACTCCCAAAAATAACCGCCTATAATCATTATCACGCCAAACGTGTTACTTGTGTAAACTTGCAACCAACCATTAAGCGGGCCACTAGGGTTACTAGCAGTACCCAGTACGCGGTCATAGTACCCAATAATGCTCGATGGCTGCTCGCTGATTATTTTAGATACCCCAGCGGATTCAATGGGAATAGGGACCATATTTAGCGCAACATTATTAGCTGCGCCATCTATTTGGTATTCTCCGCTTATGATATCTAAGGGTACTTTAGGCATTTATTACAACCCACTTGAACCCATCATTAATCAACTTCACGCTAGGCATGTTAACACCGTTTAATGTTAAATTAGGGTCGCCATCAATAGTATCTGCGCCAGAAGGGATGACGGTTATTTGGTTTGCCGTGGTATCCGCTTTTTTAATGCTAATCCATTCACCTACCTTAACAGCAGATATAGCAGGCAATGAAATTGAGAACGCAGCGCCAGAAGCATCACACACAAGTAATTGCTCAGATTCTATGCTTGAGCTATCAACAATGTAATTTGCGTTAACCTGGGTAATAGTATAAAGGTCTTTTGTGGTTCGGCTGCTTTCACCGGTAACAATATCCAAATCATCAATGAATTGGGAAATAGCTACATTGCGCGTGGCTTGATTAGTATTTGCCCATAAAACCAGTAGGTCACTAAGATTAACTTTTGATTGTCTAGGTAGTCGGTTTATGGGTGTGGATGCTCTATTATTGCTCATAGCTTGAACCCTCTAAAGAAATTGTCACGTTTTCGCCTGTATCAATTGCATCAACTTGATTCAACAATTTATCAGGGTTTTCAGGATAGAATCTGTTATTGCTTCCGTATTCGCATTCATTGCCAGAACCAGCGGGCAGTGAGCTAGGCATACCCATCATAGGTTTACGAGTTAAGCGCTTAACCATATTAGCCTTAGACTCACGGGCTACTATGAATAATTCTTGAGTTACTTGCTTTTGATTAACGGGGGCAAGCCTCACCGCTAAATTTGTTTCAATTGCTAACTGTGTCCAATCTGGCAGACCTGTTTCGCCATTTTCATCTACAGGGTTAAGATAACCAAGGCGGCGGCCTACTACATCCCATTCAAGTATTAAGCCTGTAAGCTCACTAAGGCCATCAGCATATAAGGTAGTTGCCGTCCTCTCTTGTAATTGAGTAACTGATTTAGTGGCTTCTGCTGCTAGGCTTTCCGTAATAGGTCTATTGTATTCGGTTGCAATGCGAACAGCTAAGGCAGATTTAACACCCGACAATGACCAGTCAGGCAAATTTGACGCAGCATCTTTTGTTATTGTTTTAGTGCCTAGATCAATACCGTCATACTGCCATTCAGCAAGCATGTCATTTAAAACTTCGATACCATCGTTTATCTCTATGTCGGTTGCATTAGAAGTGCTATTTAATAATGACAGTTTGCGCAATGAAGCTGCAACTATTTGTTCGCCAGTAGTAGCAGACTCATTGCCTGAAATAGGCTGAAATCTAATACCTATGCGTCTAAACGCACCATCAATCAGCGTCTTTGCAATCATTTGATTCTACCTGCTCTTTGGTAGCTTTCTTGGCACGCTTGCCTTTTTCTTTCCATCCTAACCCTTTAGCCATTTCAATAGTGGCCAATTCTTCATTAAGCTGGATTTCTGTTTTATTTGGTTTAACCCAAGTTTTCATGTTTCACCTTAATAAGATAAAGCGCCCCGAAGGGCGCCCAAGTGATCTACACTTTATTGACCATAACCATGGCCAGAAAAGAACGGATTAAGCGAAGCATACGCCGGACGCAAATCAATACGCACTGTCTGTCGGTTAGCATCACCATTGCTATACAGAGAAGTACGCAACTGTAGTCCATCGCGAGTAGTCGCCAATGTGTCGGTGCTATGAAGCTTTTTCATTGCAACGGATGCAATTGAAAAGGCGTCACGCTGCCAAAACATATTAGGCTGAACAGTTGTGCTTGCACTGCCTAAGATAGTAACAACATCACCAGATACAGGCGCGCTATCTACAGTGTTGTAAGCGCCCGTAGACTCAAAGATAGCTGGGCCGGTTACAGTTAAGGTTACAGCGCCACTACCATCAGCGGTCGCGTCTTCTGTAACGGTGCCAGTAAATACAACCGGATTACCAGAAGCGTCTACGATCTTTTTACGGGTAGCCAGGTTTAAGCGGTTGCGGCCTGCAATCTGGACCGGATTACCCGCTTTAATTTCAAGGTTAGCCGTTAAGCCTGTAATACTTAACACCTGAGTCATTGTGTCTTTTGCACTGACATAGGTCACGATAGGGTTAGCGGCTAATGCGCCAACACGGTCAGCACCCGCTGGCACATCAAAGCTAGATAATGTGGTTGCATTAAGAACCTTAAACCCGGCAAAGTTATCAGTAACGGTTGCACGCTCGTTAGCTGTACCCGCCTCTGGATTAACACCCAAAGAACGTTGCTCATTAGCCAGTGCAGACTGAGTGAATGGGTTAAAGGCATAACACCATTTAGAACTCATTGGTACGCCGGTTGATTGCATTAACGCGCCAGCGTCAGCAACTTGCGCCCATGAATTCACACCAGTGCCCACTGTACCAGATACTAAAGCGCTGTTTTTCATCATAAAATCAGAAAAATCTAACTCTAGATCAGTTACGATACGGTTTCCGATGTCATCCCAAAAACGGGAAATATCAGTACCCATTTCAAGCGCTTCGTCAGCCTCATCATAATCCACTGCTACGGTAATGTAATCCTGAACGGTTGCGGTCGCCTTACCGGTAATAATATCTTCTTTATTACCTGTAATGTCACCATTGGCGGTACGTGTTGAACGGTAGTCGGTAGGACGTTTAATGTCGATTTTATCGCCAGTGTTTGGATTAAATTTTCCATCAAACAACTGGGTATCGACATTCTTAGAAAGTACACGGTTAGACTCGAAGCGGTCCAGTACTTTCTCCATTACTTTACGTGTAAAATTACTCTCAAAACTGTTAGCCATTTTTGGCCTCCTATTAAACGATTAAGAGCGCCACAAAATGCAGCTACTCAAAGGTAGCACCCCAAGGGTTATCCTCTGGTGGAATTGAACCACCTTCCAGGGTTTCTACTGGGTCTGGTGCGTTAGACACTTTTGGTTTTAAGGCAGACGCTTGTTCTTTAATCTGCTGGAAAACAATAGCCCCGTTTTGCCAATTAGATGCGTTTAACACCTCGATGGCTTGCGGGTTGGCAGCAATATGTTTTGCAATCAAGGGTCCGCTTTCATCATCTAAAATGACTTCCGCGATATCTTCTCGCAAACCATAGGCGGCAATTAAGTTGCCGTTTTGCTGTAGCTCCTGTGTACTAATACCAAAACTTTTAGCTTTATCAGCGTAAGACTGAACTTTTTTATTTATTTGTTCCTGTCTTGCTAATTGCGCTTCTTGTTCGGCAGCTTGTACGCGTTGTTGCTCTGCTGTTTTCTGAGCTTCAAAAGCCTGGGCTTCTGCAACCTTCTTTGTATATTCGTGAACAGCCTTTTTATAGTCTGATTCATTCTCGAAATCCCAATATTCTGGCATTTCTGGCATAGAAGGTTCAGGCGGTGCAAGTTTGGCCTCCAATTCCGCTAAGCGCTGCTTAGTTTCCTCTGCCTCTCGTTTCGCCTCTCGCGCTTCGTATGATTTTTTAGCAATAATCTTTTGTAGATCACCACCATCATTGGAAACACTTTCCGAAGGTGCCGCGCCCTCGTTTTTTGTATCGGCATTAACACTTTTATTAGCTTCTGCCTCTTGATTAATAGGGGCTTCTTCTACTTCCGGTGCCTCAACTTGTGCAAGTTGGCTATCTTCATTTTGAGTCATATCTATTCCTAGTATGTGACATCACGAGTCGGTCGCGTACCGTTTAAAGAACTATAAATACATTATTTAGGGTTGACAATACCCAATTCATCATTATCCAGCTTATCTGCCTGCTCTTGGAAAGTACTGGCCAATGTAGGTGATACAACCCCGCTTACCCCCATTACATCCTTCAAAACAAGCAACATCTCAGCCTGTGTCTTTTGCAATCCTTGGATAGCCTGCGCAAGATCAATAGACGTTTGCACTTCTTCTCTCTTGTTGCTTTGAGCGCTGAAAAAACCATCTTGGTCGATCTTCTGCTGGCCCTGGTCGATCTTCTGCTGATTATGGAATGCATCAACTTGATTTTTTTGAATGTCTGATTGTATTTTGGCGACTTCTATTGACTGTTTGCTTTGCGCCAATTGAGTATCAACCATTAGTTTTTGGTTTTTATTTTCTTCTGCCAACAAATCAGCTTGCGCTTTTGTTTGCTCTGCCATGGCAAGTATCATGTTAGGGTCTTGCTCTTGGGGTTGTCCTTGTGCGGCTAATTGCGCTTGCTGAACTGCTTGTGTTTCTTCCTCGGTCCATTGAGATTTAGGAATTAAACCGGCATTAAATAATGCAGCGCGCCTACGCTCTGCCAACACATCAAGCCCCGGCGCGTTTGTATTCTTTAATAAAATGTCTGCGCCCTCTTGTATAATGGACGGGTCGAGCGCGGCCACTTCGAGTATGGCTGATATTGATTCCTGCTGTCGGCTATCAAACGACTTACCGGCACTACACGATATTTCATACCTGCCCTTTGATATATCGTTAACTACTTCGGGTCTTCCTGTTTCTGGATTTACCGCTACACGGTTGATATCAACATTCTCAGGCATACCATCTTCGCCAAGAATACGCACAATTCGAGTGCCATCATAAACTTTAGGAATTGCATTAATTAGAATCCTGCAAGTGTGCTCAATAGCTACTTCCATGGCTTCATAATATTCTACCGTCACCACATCGCCGCGAGATTGCAACGCATCAATAGCTACACCAGATTGGGCGCGCGGATTATCACCAAGATTAGAAGCAAATACACCGCCCGCTTGGGTAATGTCCTGGTTAGCTGATTGGGCCGTAGCTTCTAAAGACGGGTTAACCATGGCTGTACCACCTTTATATGGTGGCGCGGCATTTTCTACAGAATTGTAAAATTGCACTGCTTCGCTGTTGGTATTCATTGTTTCCAACGAGCTTTCATGCCCTTCGGCTTGCTCTGGCGTCATCCAGTATTTGTCGCGCGGGGATAGCGCACCTTCTTCGATCTGGCGTGATCGTGCATAGTTATAAATGCGCTGACCATCCATTAAAGGCTCAACCACACCTTTAAAGATAAGTTTATTTTCTACTACGTTATAGTTGCCGTAGGTAGGAATAATGGGAATCCAGTTAAATACAGTCTCTTTTTCATCTGATAGCCAATCACCACCATCTAATTGGCGGAATTTTACAACACGCTTTTTATGTTTGCGTGTACGTTCTACACTCAACCCACGGGCTGCAAATTGCTCGCCGTATTTGTCGAAATCATCTTGAGAGTAGACAGAGCCATCACTCATTAAGTAAAGCGTGTCTGTTACTTCCTCTACCCAGTAGAATTCACCCACCACCACTTGATCTGGCTTGTTTGCATAAGAATTGCTAGAACGGTCTTGATTAATAC